TACAAACTAAAAGATAAAAATAACTTAATATGTAAGTTTACTGGTGATTTAAAAAGAACAGTACATCTTACTAGATATAAGTTTGATTTAAATAATAAACTAAAAACATAAAAATGCCGTACGATAGTCCAATGAAAAAGAAAGGTTCTGCGTGTATGCAGTTGAAAGACCATAAAGGAAAACCATCAGGATTAATGATGGAAGGATCTGTAGCACATCAAGAGTCTGCAGCTCAAGAAAAGAAAAACTTACTAAAAGATATGCCTATCGATAGTAAAGCTTCAGCTATGGAAATGTCTCCGTATAAAATGGGTCACGAATCACCAGCTAAAATGGGTCATAAAGGTTCTCCAATGCATGACAGCCACCCAGAAGATGAAAGATCCGGTAAAGGTAAATCCATTACAGAAGGTATAGATCTTGATGAAACTACTGCTAGCTTAGCTGATATGTACAGAAGAGATTCACAGTTAACAGTTCCTGATTTCCCTGAATTTACAACAACATCTGCGGGCCACACGCAAGTTAGATCAGGTTCTGGTGGAGTTGACCCTTTTCCAAGTGCAGTGTATATTGGTAGAGGAACTAGTTTACCTGGTGTTGGTAGAATTTTTACAGATAAAGACATATCTGCTGGTAGAAAAAAATATGAAGAATTAAGAGATAGAAAAGAAAAAGCAAAGTCTTGGCTAGCTGCAAATATGTAAAATGAAAAAACTTTTAAGTCTTTTATCAGGTGGTTTAATTAAAGACGTAGGTAATGTAATAGATAAACTTACAACTACAGACGAAGAAAGATTAGCTGCTAAACAAAAGATTCAAGAGTTATTAGAGAAAGCGGATCAAGATGCACAGACTCAAATCACTGAGCGCTGGAAACTTGATATGCAATCAGATTCATTTTTATCAAAGAACATACGCCCGCTAGTGTTAATATATCTTACTGTTATATTTACGGCATTAGCATTTTTCGATGGTAACATTGGTGGGTTTAAAGTAGCTGAAGAATATATCCCAATATTTCAGTCACTATTAATTACAGTATACGGCGCTTATTTTGTAGGTCGTACTTGGGAAAAATCAAAGAAAAGTAAACAAGAATAAAATTAAATTAAATGCATAAAGTTAATAAAATTGATGATCAAGAATTAAAGACTATTGTTGATCAGCAGAAACAATTAAATGATATATTACTTCAAATTGGAGGTTTAGAAACTCAGAAACATAGTTTGCTACATCGTATCAAAAGTGTAAATGAAGGTATAGAAGAAACTAAAAAAAGTCTAGAAGAAAAGTACGGTACTATTAATATTAACTTAGAAGATGGTACGTATACTGAAATTAAAAAAGAAGATGAATAACGTTATAAGAAAAATCAGCATTGGTTCTGATTATAAAAATGATGCTATGCATTATTCTTTAGGTCAAGAAGTATACGGCGGTCATAATATTAATAGTATTTTATTTGATGAGCTAGACAACTCTTACAATATTTACATTAAAAAAAACGACGAGGTAATGCCATGGAAAAAATTTAATTCTAATATGGCTATATCTGTTGAGTACGATTTGAAGTATTAATGAAAAGCTTATATGACTTTATAGTGAAACCATTAGGTGAAACTTATGATAATACTATAAACATAGACGATACTAAACTAATATTAAACAACAATGTAGAAAGCTTTAAGTTTGTAAATAACTATGCTGAAGTTATATCTACACCTTTAATGTTGGAAACACCTGTAAATGTTGGTGATATAATATTAGTACATCATAACGTTTTTAGAAGATGGTATGATATGAAAGGTAAACAAAAAAATGGTAGAGCTTTTTTTGTTGATGATCTTTATTTTGTTTCTATAGATCAAGTGTATTTATATAAAAACAAAAATGGATTTAACCCTTTTGGCGACAGGTGTTTTGTAAAGCCAATTAAAAGTAAAAACGTTTTAGATAACGAAAAAGAACAAAGCCTTGTAGGTATACTAAAAATAGGTAATAGTTCGCTAGAAGCGCTAGGAATAAACCAGGGAGACCTTGTTGGTTTCAAACCAAACAGTGAGTTTGATTTTTTAATAAATAAAGAGCGCTTATATTGTATGAAATCAAATGATATAGTTTTGAAGTATGAACGTAAAGGAGACGAAGAAGAGTATAATCCGAGCTGGGCAGAAAGCAGTTGAAGAACTTATTAAAGTTGCAGAAGAAGCTATTGTAGAATCAAATGATGACCTTGCAGCTGATAGACTTAAAAATGCAGCTGCTACTAAAAAACTAGCTATATTTGATGCGTTTGAAATACTAACTCGTATTGAAGAGGAAAAAGCTATGCTTGAAGGTGACAAGCAAGAAACAAAAGCTAAATCATTTAAAGGCTTTGCAGAGGGTAGATCTAAATGAGTTATATACAAACACTTTATGAAATACTGCCTGATTATATAAGCAAGAAAGTTATTACTAAAAAAAATAGACACAAGCAATGGAAGTATGGCTATGACAAAGATCATGATGTTATAGTTATTAGTAAGACTGGTCAAATAGGTGAAGTATATAATATACAAAATTTAAAAATAGCTTTACCAAAAGAAAATAACTCTTATGAGTTTGAAAAAAATACTTGGAGTAAAATTGATTACCCAAAAGAATTAGACAAAATTAAAAGTGTATTTGAGTGGAATCAAAAGCCAGAGTATTTTAAAGAAAAATATTATGATTACATTGATGAGGAGTTTAAAAGACGTGATGAAGGTTTTTGGTTCATTAATAAAAATAAGCCTACTTACCTTACTGGTTCTCATTACATGTACTTGCAGTGGTCTAAAATTGACGTTGGTGCCGCTGAATTTAGAGAATCAAACAGATTATTTTTTATATTCTGGGAAGCGTGCAAAGCCGATCAAAGATGTTATGGCATGTGCTATCTCAAAAACAGACGCTCTGGTTTTTCATTCATGGCGTCAGGAGAGTTGGTTAATCAAGCAACAATATCTTCCGATTCACGGTTTGGGATATTGTCCAAATCTGGAGCCGATGCTAAAAAAATGTTCACAGATAAGGTTGTACCAATATCCGTCAACTATCCGTTTTTCTTTAAACCGATACAAGACGGAATGGACCGACCAAAAACCGAACTGGCGTATAGAGTACCCGCATCAAAACTCACAAGAAAAAAGCTTGATCAAGGCCAAGGGCCGGAGGAGCTCGAAGGGCTCGACACCACAATCGACTGGAAAAACACGGGAGATAACTCGTATGACGGGGAGAAATTAAAACTTCTAGCACACGATGAAAGTGGTAAATGGGAAAGACCTGATAATATATTAAACAACTGGCGAGTTACAAAAACAACTCTTAGATTAGGTTCTAGAATTGTAGGTAAATGCATGATGGGCTCGACCTCAAACTCATTAGATAAAGGTGGAGCAAATTTTAAAAAATTATACGAAGATTCAGACGTTACTAAACGAAACCGCAATGGACAGACTAGCTCGGGATTATATAGTTTGTTCATACCTATGGAATGGAACTACGAAGGGTTCATTGATTCTTATGGACACTCTGTATTCGATACACCAAAAGAACCGGTTGAAGGACCGTATGGAGAGGTTATCGACCAAGGTGTTATAGAACACTGGCAAAATGAAGTTGATGGTCTTAAAAACGATCAAGACGGTTTAAATGAATATTATAGGCAGTTTCCTCGTACAGAGCAACATGCGTTTAGAGACGAGGCAAAAGAGTCTTTATTTAATCTAAGTAAGATTTACGAGCAAATAGATTATAACGAAGATTTAAGTAACTCTGGTTATATAACAAAAGGTTCTTTTAGATGGGCTGGTGGTATAAAAGATACATTAGTAGAGTTTACTCCTAACGACAATGGTAGATTTTTAGTTTCATGGGTTCCACCACTACACTTACAAAATAAAGTTTTATTAAGAAACAATATTAAGTTTCCTGGCAACGAACATATTGGAGCATTTGGTTGTGACTCTTATGATATATCAGGAACTGTAGACGGCAAAGGATCTAAAGGTTCTTTACACGGATTAACAAAGTTTAGCATGGAAGATGCTCCTGCTAATATGTTTTTTTTAGAGTATATAGCTAGACCTCAAACAGCTGAAATGTTTTTTGAAGATGTATTAATGGCGTTGCATTTTTATGGCATGCCGATACTAGCAGAAAACAACAAACCTAGATTGTTATACTATTTAAAACGTAGAGGTTATAGAAGATTTTCAATTAATAGACCAGATAAAGTTTACAATAAACTTTCAGTGTCTGAAAAAGAAATAGGTGGTATACCTAATTCAAGTGAAGATATTAAACAAGCACACGCTGCTGCTATAGAATCTTATATAGAAGATTATGTAGGTGCAGGGCAAAATGGATATGGTAATATTTATTTTCAAAGAACATTAGAGGACTGGGCTAAATTCAATATAAATAATAGAACAAAGTACGACGCTTCTATTAGTTCTGGTTTAGCTATAATGGCTTGTAATAAAAACAAATATACACCAATACATAAAGTTCAAAATCAACCTGTTAATTTATCTTTTGGTAAATATGATAACACTGGTAGCATTTCAAAAATAATAAAATAAATGGTTTATACTAACGTTAATAGTTCCTTTCCAAGCCAGGTGGTACCTGATGCAGAAAAGAATACTTTAGACTACGGATTTCAAGTAGGTAGAGCTATTGAAAACGAATGGTTTAGAGGTGATCGAGGGTTAGGAGCTGGCGGTCGTTTTGGAAACAACTGGCAAGATTTTCATAGATTAAGATTATACGCTAGAGG